CGTTCCAGGTCGTCTTCGCGTTCGACACGACGCGCGGCGAGTTCTCCGCTCACGCCAAGGGCGGCGCGCAGGTCTGGAACCAGCTTCAGGTGATCTTCTGCCGCTGCGTGCTTGGCCTGAAGGTCGATCCCGCCGAGGCGATCAAGCCGGTCTTCGACATCAACCACCTGGCCGACCGCTCGTTCCATCTCGCGTTCGACGCGGCGGACGGCATCGAGTCCATCGCCATCACGTCCATGCGCGTGAAGCAGCCGTTCGGGCGCTCAACCGTCGAAGTGAAGCTCGATCCCAAGTCTGGGCAGAGCTTCGTCGACGCGCTGGCCGTCTGGATCCGGGACGGCGCCATGGTGCCCGGCGCGGTCAAGGTGGAGCACGTGTCGATCGCGGTGAAGCTGGCGAAGACCGACACCGAGCGCGCGTCGACGATGCGGCTCACGATCACCGCGCCGAATTCCTGCAACCTGAAGGGCAAGTCGGACCGGCAGCGCCGCATCGGCGAGAAGCTCCTCAAGAGCTGGGGGGTGACCATTGAGCGCTGAACACGCCTTCCTTCACGTGCTGCACGCGGCCGAGCGCGAGGGCAGCCGGTTCACCCACGCACAGGTCGCTTCATGGGACGCCGCGGACCTCGAGCGCTTCGAGCGCCTCGGCATCCTCAAGCGGATCGACGGATCCATCGCCGACTGCCCCGATTGCGAGATCGGGCACGTCGGTGAGATCCACGTCTCGATCGACGGGGCGGGGCGCCAGCGACGGCACCTGGCCTGTCCGCTCGATGGGCGCGTCGAGGTCTCCGCCGACTCGTGCAGCGAGTGGGTCGTGGCCCCTGCCGCGCTTGCGGGCGCGGTGGCGCTTGCATTTGGCACCGCCGGGAAGCCGCGGCCCGTGGGCCACGGCGTCTGGAAGCTTGGCCGGTGCAAGCTCGGCGACTCAAGCCGTGAAGTCGTCCTCCTGCTCAACGCGTCGGCGGCTGGCGAGGTCGCGCTTGCGACGCATGTCGGCCAGTCGGGGCGGGCGATCGTAGTGACGCCGGTGCGTGAGCCTGACGGTCGCATCTGGCACGGAGCCGTTCCCGCGGTCATCCTGCTGTCTGACCTGGCCAGGCTCGAGTCGGACGGGATCTCGATCGACCCTCTTGAAGTGCTCGATCGGGTTCGCCGCGCCGACGCGGCGGCTGAACGCAAGTCGCTGTTCCCGATTGATCCTCGGATCAAGAAGGAAGTCATCGCGCAGCAGGTCCATGAGGCGATCAAGGAGGTGAGCGACGACGACCTCTGTCTCGCTGCCTACAAGGAGATCCCGTCCTACCGCCGAGCCGCAGAGCACCTCACCAAGACGCTTGGCAGGCGATTCACCAAGGAGGACATCTCGGGAGCCGTGGATCGCGCTGGCGGGCTGAAGGCCGTCCAGGCCACCCATGACTCGGGTTCTGTCTTGCGCCCTGTCGCGTCGTCGAAACGCGACAGGGCCAAAAGAAAAGCACAAAGCGGCATCTGACTGCAGCACATGCACTTGCGCACGCCCAAGCCCCTCGTCGCGGAGCCGCGACCCCCTTGAAAACGCGACAGCGTGGCCCTCGTCCGAGGCCGGTCGGTTCATAACCGCCCAGTCGCGGACAGACCCGTGATTCCTCGCGGCAAGCGCTGCCGCGACACGGGCGACGGCGCGGCTGATCGGCGGACCAGACCTCCGGCCTCGGAGGTCCGATGGCCCGGAGCCATGAGTTCCATTCCGATCCGTCCGTCCGCACCATCATCAAGAAGAAGGCACGCCAGCTCTGCCGCCGAAGCGAGTGCTCACGCTCCGACTTCGACGACCTCTGCCAGGAGATGCACCTGCACCTCCTGCGGAAGGCGCACCTCTTCGACCCCGCCCGCGCATGCCCGATGGCGTTCGCGCAGCAGGCGATCAACTCGTACGCAGCGATGCACCTCCGGGCGGCGCGCCGCACCAAGCGACGCGGCCGCAACGAGGCGATCTCGATCGACGGCATCCACATCGTGGTCAGCGGCATCAAGGTGCCGCTGGCCGACGCCCTCGACGATGGCGACCAGCTGCGCTCCCGCGGTGGCGAGCGGATCACCGCAATCGAGCGCATCGACCTGCGCGACGCGATCTGCGCGGCGATCCGTTCGATGACCCCCTAGCAGCAGCGGCTCTTCGTCGCGGTCTGCCGTCACCGGATCCGCGGGGCCAGGCGCCAGCGTGATCTCTGGAACGGTCGCATGGCGTCGTTCCGCCGCATCCACGCGGCGGTCGACGAGCTGCGCGAGATCCTCGCGAAGTTCGGGATCTCCTCGCCCTGAGCGGAGCACCCGCGCAGAAACGTCATAAGTCATCACGGAGGGACCGCTTGCTCGCCCCCTCCACCTAGCGCCCGGTTCCCGGCGGCAGGCATCGCCCGCAAGGCGCGCCTGCCCCGGGAGCCGGAGGTGATCGCACCGCCCGGAGAAACCAATGACCCAGCAGACATTCCGATTCCGCTTCGCACCCTCCGTCCCGATCGACGAGCCCGCGGAGACCGTGCGCCTCGCGCTGGTCGCCGCTGGCGGCGTCCTCGGCGACGCACGCATCCAGGTCGACGTCCGCCACTCGGTCGACGCCGAGGACTCGTCCATCACGCTCGAGGGCGCCACCCCCGCCATCGAGCTCGTGGCGCTCGTCTTCACGTCGCTGCTCCTCAGCGAGTTCGGCCGCGACGAGTTCTCGGTGACCCGACCCGAGCCGATGCCCGGCACCCGACGCGCGGAGGTGCGGTCGTGATCGCATTCGAGAAGGACATCGACACCCGCGTCCTCCTGCGCGAGCCCGCGGAGACCTACCACGCCAAGGCGAAGGACAACCTGTCCTCGCACGCGCTCGCCGAGTTCCGGCGCTGCCCGCTCCTGTTCCGCAAGAAGGAGCTCGGCCTCATCCCCTCGAAGGACTCGCACGCATTCCTCGTCGGGCGCGCTGCGCACGTCCTGATCCTCGAGGGACGCGAGCGCTACGAGTCCGAGTTCGCGGTCGGCGGTCCCATCAACCCCAAGACCGGCCTGCCGTTCGGCTCGGCGACCAAGGCGTTCATCGAGTGGGCCACGCAGCGCGGGCGCCCCGTGCTCGCCGACGACGACGCGGCGACCGTCGAGGAGATGGCGGCGAGCGTGAAGGCACATGCCATCGCGAGCGCGCTGCTCGCCGACGGGGTCGCCGAGGGCGTGGTGCGCGCGAAGTACGCGGGCCATGCGTGCCAGGCGCGGATTGACTGGATCAACCCCACGGGCGGCGCGGGCATCGTCGACCTGAAGACCTGCGACCGCATGGACAGCTTCGAGTTCGACGCACGCGCTTTCGGCTACCTGCACCAGCTCGCCTTCTACCGCGCCGTGCTCGAGGCGGCGACCGGCGTCGCGCTGCCCGTCCACATCGTCGCCGTCGAGAAGCGTGAGCCCTACCGCACTGGCGTCTGGCACGTCGCACCCGCCGTGCTCGAGACGGCGCGGAGAGAGAACGAGTCGGCGATGGCGTCGCTCGCCGAGTGCCGTGAGACCGGCACCTGGCCCACCGGATTCGAGGCCATCAGGCAACTCGACCGCATCTGAACCACATCCACCAACCCCAACCGGAAAGGAAACCATGAAGCTGATGAAGCACATCACCCGCGGCGTCTCGTCGCCGCCACGAAGAGTCCTGGTCTACGGAACCCACGGAATCGGCAAGACCACGTTCGGCGCGATGGCCGAGCGTCCCGTCTTCATCCAGACCGAGGACGGCCTCGCTGGCGTCGACACCGACCGCTTCCCGCTGGCCGCACGGCTCGGCGACGTCACCGGCGCGCTCGCGGAGCTCCGCTCGGAGCAGCACGACTACCGCACCGTCGTGGTCGACAGCCTCGACTGGCTCGAGCGGCTGATCCACGCGGAGGTCTGCCAGAAGCGCAGCGTCGAGAGCATCGAGGACATCGGCTACGGCAAGGGCTACGTCTTTGCGCTGCCCATGTGGCGCGAGGTGCTTGGCTCACTCGACGCACTGCGGAACGAGCGAGACATGGAGGTAATCCTCGTCGCGCACGCGCAGATCGAGAAGTTCGCCAACCCAGAGACCGAGACCTACGACCGCTACGCGCCACGGCTGCAGAAGCTCGCGAGCGCCCTCGTGCAGGAGTGGTGCGACGAGGTGCTCTTCGCCACGTACCGCGTCCACACGCGCACGGCGACCGAGGGCTTCGACCGCAAGCGCGTCCAGGCGATCGGCACCGGCGAGCGCGTCCTGCGCACCACCGAGCGACCGGCGCACGTGGCGAAGAACCGCCTCGCGCTCCCCGACGAGATCCCACTCGACCACCGCGTCTTCGCGGCCTACGTGCGTGGCGAGAACCCCATGGAAGCGGCCGCGGAAATCCAGCAGCACTGACACAAGGAAACCAAACCACATGGCAAGCCTCAGCTTCAACGCAAACGACATCAAGCCCACCGCATCGTTCGACCCGATCCCCGCTGGCAAGTACCTCGCCGCCATCGTCGAGAGCACGACCAAGCCGACCAAGAACGGCGCGGGCGAGTACCTCGAGATCGTGCTCGAGGTCCTGGAGGGACCCTACAAGGGCCGCCGCCTCTGGGAGCGCCTCACGCTCAAGCACCCCAACGACGTGGTGGTGCGGATCGCGAGCGCGAACCTGTCGGCCATCTGTCACGCCGTGGCCGTGATGACGCTCCGCGACTCGCACGAGCTGCACGACATCCCGATGACCATCACCATCGCCCTCCGCAAGCGCGAGGACAACGGCGAGATGGTCAACGTGGTGAAGGGATACGGCAAGCGCGAGACCACCGCGTCCGCACCGCGCACGCCGACGTCAGCCGGAGGCGCGCCCTGGAAGCGCTGACGCGCACCTTCATGCTGCCGTACCCGCCGTCGGTGAACCACTACTGGCGGCATGTCGGCGGCAAGACACTCGTGAGCCGCGAGGGGCGGCGCTACCGAAGCACGGTGCGCTCGCTCCTCGCGGGCACGAGGCCGCTCACCGGGCGGCTCGCCGTCGAGGTCACGCTCTTCCCGCCGGACCGCAGGCGGAGGGACGTCGACAACGCGCTCAAGGCGATGCTCGATTCAGTGGGCAATGGAGGCGCGTACCTCGACGACTCGCAAATCGACGATCTGCGCGTGGTGCGGGGCGAGGTGGTGGAAGGCGGATCGGCACTCATCGAGATTCGGGAGATCGGCACACATGGAACTCCGTGACTACCAGCAGGCCGCCGTCGAGGCGGTGTACGGGCATCTCCGAGAGCGCGAAGACAATCCGCTCGTGGTGATCCCGACGGGCGGCGGCAAGACGCCCGTCATCGCATCGATCTGCCGCGACGCCGTCGCGCGCTGGCAAGGGCGCGTCCTCGTTCTGGCCCACGTGAAGGAGCTGCTCGAGCAGGCCGTCGGCAAGCTCGACGCGATGGCGCCCGGCCTCGGCGTGGGCGTCTACTCCGCGGGGCTCGGCAGGCGCGAGCTCGAGCACCCGGTCACCGTCGCGGGCATCCAGTCGATCTGGCAGCGCGCATGCGAGCTCGGCCCGGTCGACCTCGTGATCGTCGACGAGGCGCACCTCATCCCGCCGGACGACGGCGAGGGCATGTACCGGCAGTTCCTCGCGGACGCGAAGCTCGTGAACCCGCTCATGCGCGTGATCGGTCTCACGGCAACGCCGTTCCGCATGCGCACGGGGATGATCTGCTCGCCCGAGGGAATCCTGAACCACGTCTGCTACGAGGTGGGCGTGCGGTCGCTGATCGACCGCGGCTTCCTCGCGCCGCTCCGGTCGAAGGCCGGTCGCGTGAAGGTCGACATGAGCCAGCTCAAGGTCCGCTGCGGCGAGTTCGTCGCGAGCGAGGTCGAGCAGGCCTTCGACACCGACGAGGTCGTCGAAAGCGCGTGCGCCGAGATCGCCGAGGAAACGCGGGGCCGCGCCAGCACGCTGATCTTCGCGGCTGGCATCGCGCACGGTCGGCACATCGCCGCGGTCCTGCGCGATCGGCATGGCATCGAGTGCGGCTGGGTCGACGGCAATACGTCGGCCAGGGAGCGGGAGCGGTGCATCGAGCGCTTTCGTTCCGGCGAGCTGCGCTACCTCGCGAACGTCAACGTGCTCACCACCGGCTTCGACGCGCCGAACGTCGACTGCGTGGCGCTGCTGCGCCCGACCGCGTCGCCGGGCCTCTACTACCAGATGGTCGGCCGCGGATTCCGGCTCGCGCCCGGGAAGCAGGACTGCCTCGTCCTCGACTACGGCGGCAACGTCATGCGGCACGGACCGGTCGACGATCTGCAGATGCGCGACCGCAATCCGACCGGCAGACCGGCGCCGATGAAGGAGTGCCCCGGCTGCAACGCTCTCGTGCCGACCGCGACGCGCGAGTGCCCCGAGTGCGGGCACGAGTTTCCCGAGCCCGAGCGCATCCTGCACGCGGCGAAGGCGACGACCGCGGAGATCCTGCGCACCAACCAGCTGCCGCAGGCCGAGCACATCAGCGAGGTGCGCTACCGCGAGCACTTCAAGCGCGACGACCCTGATGCGCCGCCCACGCTGCGCGTCGAGTACCGCATCGGCTTCATGCGCTGGATGCGGGAGTGGGTCTGCATCGAGCACCCGCGCGGCAGCTTCCCCCGCCGCAAGGCCGAGGCGTGGTGGCGCGAGAGGTCGAATGCACCGTGCCCAGACACGGTCCAGGAGGCGATCGAGCTCGCGGAGTCCGGCGCGCTCGCCCCATGCAAGGCCATCCGCATCGGCAGGAACAAGGGTGACCAGTACGACCGCGTCACGTGGCATGACCTCGGGCCCATCCCCGATTACGTGCCCGCCCCCGCTCCCGTCCGCACGATCCCCGAGGTCCCCGACGACGGGATTCCCTTCTGATGCAGCATCACACCACCATCGACGCGGCCCTTGCGTGCATCGCGAGGGGCTGGTGCCCGGTCCCCGTCCCGCACGGATCGAAGGGTCCACTCATTCCCGGCTGGCAGAAGCTCCGCATCGGCGCAGGCGACGCCGAGCGTCACTTCGCGGGCGACGCGAACATCGGCGTCCTGCTCGGCGAGCCGTCGGGCTGGATCGTCGATGTTGATCTCGACTGCGAGGAGGCACGCGAAGCCGCCGAGCGCTTCCTGCCGCCCACCGCCTGCGTCACGGGCCGCGAGTCGAGCAAGGCGAGCCACAGGTGGTACGTGGCCGAAGGCGCCCGCACGCGGCAGTTCCGCGACCCGGTCGACCGCTCGATGATCGTCGAGCTCCGAAGCACCGGCGCGCAGACCATCGTCGGCCCGAGCATTCATCCGAGCGGCGAACGCTACGACGCGCTCGATGGCATCCCCGCGACGATCGACGCCGAGGAACTCGACGCCTCCGTGCAGCGCCTCGCCGACCACGTGATCGCGCGCAGGCACCGCATCGCCGAGCCGGTGGGCCAGGGCGGGGCGGCGGACGACGAGCACGTCGAGCGGCGCGCGATCGCCTACCTCGACCGCATGCCTCCGGCGATCTCCGGTTCGGGCGGGCACGCCGCGACCTACGCCGCCGCCACGGCGCTCGTCCATGGATTCGGCATCGCCCCGCCGAGGGCGCTCGCGATCCTGCGCGACCACTACAACCACCGCTGCGATCCGCCGTGGTCGGAGGCCGAGCTCTCGCACAAGGTGAACGACGCTGAGCGAAAGCCGCACTCGCGTCCGTACGGTTGGCTCCGCGACGAGCGCCAGGCGGCCGACCTCGGCGTCGATCTCTCGAACTTCAGCCTCTGCCGCGCCGCGGTCGAGGACGTCGAGGACGAGGCCCCCGCTACGGCCGATGGGCCGCCCGACCCGGGTCCGTTCCCCGAACGCCTGCTGCGCGTGCCCGGCTTCATGGCGGACGTCATGGCGCACAACCTGGCGACCGCACACCGGCCGCAGCCAGTGCTCGCGCTCGCAGGTGCCATCACGCTGCAGGCGGTGCTTGCCGGTCGCAAGGTGCGCGACGAGCGCGGCAACCGGACGAACCTCTACGCCGTCGGCGTCGCGCCCTCGGGCGCTGGCAAGGACCACGCGCGCAAGATCACGAAGAACGTGCTCCACCAGGCGGCCCTCGGTGACCTCGAGGCCAACGAGGACCTGGCAAGCGACGCCGGGCTCGTCAGCTCGCTCGAGGCGCATCCGGCGTCGCTCTTTCAGTTCGACGAGTTCGGCCGCTTCCTCCGGACGATCGGCGACGCGAAGAAGGCGCCGCACCTCTACAACGTGCTCACGGCGCTGATGAAGCTCTACTCGAGCGCCGACACCGTCTTCAAGGGCAAGGCCTACGCCGACGCGAAGCGCAACAAGGTGATCGACCGCCCGTGCGCGATCGTCTACGGCACCACGGTGCCCGAGCATTTCTTCGAGTCGCTGACCGCCGACGCGCTCGCCGACGGCTTCATCGCACGCCTGCTGATCTTCGAGGCTGATTCAACGGTCTCGCGGCAGCGTGCGCATGCGTCGCCCGTTCCCGAGCCAATCCTCGACGCCGCGCGCTGGTGGGGCGACTTCGTGCCTGGTGGCAACCTGCGGCACGCCATCCCCGACCCGCTCGTCGTCCCGACGACGCCCGAGGCGGTCGCCGTCTACGACCGTTTCGCGATGACGGTGGATGCAGAGCTCGCGAAGGACTCGCCGGGGCGGTCGCTCTGGGCGCGTGCGGAGGAGAAGGCGTGCAGGCTGGCGCTGGTCCATGCGTGCAGCGCGGACCGCGCGAAGCCGGTGGTGGGCCAGGAGGCCGCGGAGTGGGCGTGCGCCGTGTCGGAACACCTGACCAGACGCATGCTCCACCTCGCGCACACATGGGTCTCCGACGGCCAGTTCGACTCCAGGCAGAAGCGCGTGCTGCGCATCGTGCGCGCGGCGAACGGAAAGATCTCCGCCTCTGAACTATCCCGCCGCACCCCGTGGCTCAACAAGCGCGAGCGTGGCGAGGTCGTCGAAAACCTCTTGGAAACAAGGCAAATCGTGATGCGACGCGAGGCGTCGCCGACTCGACCGAGGACCATCTATGCGCTGGCCTGACCGAGATACTTCAATCTTTCCTTTAGCTCTCGCGCGCGTACGTGTGCGCGGGACGGGGACGGAGGGAGAGGATGAAGGATTGAAAGATCTCTCTCTTTTCTCAGAAACACCTACAAACCAAGCCCTTCGCGCGCCCGAGATCCTTCAAGCAGCCGCCTGCAAGATCTCGGAAGTTTCTCGCCGCATGGGTCCTCCCGGGCGCCTGAAAGCCTCGCTTGGCCCGTCGGAGGAG